ACCCTCATGCCTTGGATGCGCCGAATTGAGGATGCAGTTTCGGAAATGTTCCCGTATCCAATCATTGTTCGGTTTGATGCAAACGAGTTCCAACGAGCAGACCTACTCACTCGTGTTCAGGCACAGCAAATCCAAATCCTTTCGGGAACTTTGTCACCAAACGAAGCGCGTGAATCGGAACAGATGGAACCGTATGAAGGCGGAGATAACTTCGTAGCACCAAGCGCTACACCTGTCATTGGCAAAGACCGAGTTCCACCAGAGGCATAATTATGAAATCAGTAGCAGTCACAGTAACGACAACCGCAACTTCGCTTATCGCGGGAGATAATCAACCGCGCACCATTTATCTTCACTCAACAAGCGGAAGCACTTATCTTGGTGATAGCGCAGTGACAACATCTAGTGGATTGCATCTCCCCAACAACCAAACCATAACTATCCAAGTTCCGTTTGGAGAATCTCTTTATGGCATCACCAACACAGGCACTACGAATGTTCGCGTACTAACACCTGATGCGGATTAGTCGTGGTTGTATTCGGATTGGTTGAACACCGCGAAGCAGAGGGTCAGCCACGCGACAAAGAAGGCAAGTACGACACCACAGGTGCTAAAGCCCAACCAGCATCAGTAGTCAAAGCCAATTACAGCTACAAAAAAGGTGATACACCTGGCTCAAAAATGAAGCCAGCACCAAAGAATGTAACCAGCAAAGGGTTTAACCCTCACGCCGAATACATCCAATCTAAAAAGACTGGCAACATATTTAAGAATCCTGAGTGGAATAACAACGGAAACGGCAAAGGACAAGTAGCACTAAACGGCAAAATAAACGGAATCCCGATGCCATACAAACCATTAACCGATGTATCGGCTGACACAAAATATCTTGCAACGGGCAAAGTGCCACCCAAACTTAAAAGTCCGATTAGTGGTCAAATGCCTACTGCGCCAAAGGCATTAGTTAATCCAATTCCGTCAAGTGTAAAAGCAACTATGCCAATGGGCAAACAGGTCCCATCGGTTCCAGTCAAAGTTATTAAATATCAGAAACCCGTGCGACTCATTCCAACCAATCCAACTGCTGTTGAATCCGAAGAGTTTGTTAAGACAGTCACCAATCTTTGGGACAAACAAAAACAAACAATCTATAAAGACAAAAATTCTGCCGACAATCTTGTCCATGACGCTTTGACCAAAGGTAGAAGAGCAACCCCCGAGGAAAGATTGGCTATTCAAGAATATTCAGGGTCTAACTATGGAAACATGAATCATCAGTTGCGTGAAAAAAATAGCAAAGACCTAATTGAGGGTTGGGCTAAAAACAAAGTGGAATTGGCTTCCGATTTTCTTGAATCTCAGACATTTAAGGAAGATGTTGCTTTAGTTAGAAACATTAAAGACGCTGTAAATACTAAATTGCTTCAAGTTGGTGATGAGGTATATGACCCTGCGTTTATTAGCACTTCAAGTAAGAGCGGTGTGATGGGTGGGTATGGTTCGGTTGAGATGAGAATACGAGTTCCTGCTGGTTCAAGGGGCGCGTCAATCCGTAAGTGGTCAAGGTTTAAAACCGAAGATGAAGTACTCCTTCCACCTGGAGCAACATTTCGGGTTATTTCCCGAGAGACATTTCCTAACTCGGACCAAGTTCGTTTATATGTAGATTTAATATCACAAGGACTACGCCCTGACGCGGCTGTATTAGGAAGGTCATTACGCGCAATGAACAAATATCAAATTAGCAAAGACCAAGTAGCCAAGTTTACGACAGACATATCGGATGGTGGGGTAGCAGTTAATGGCATATTCCCTAGTGGCAAAGTTTTAACTGACGGTAAACAGGTTAAGCGTGGACTTACGCTTCGCGCCCAGACATACAAACCAACATCTGGCATGAAGGAAGAAGCCCGCAAAGGCTTGGCTTGGCGTAAAGAGTTTGGTCGCGGTGGAACCACAATTGGAGTGGCGAGAGCAAGGGACATCATTAACGATTCCAACTTCCCACTTGAAACAGTTAAGCGCGTGTACTCGTTTTTCTCACGACACGAAGTTGATAAAAAAGCACAAGGTTTTAGACCTGGCGAAGAAGGCTTTCCGTCTGCTGGTCGTGTTGCTTGGGCATTGTGGGGTGGTGACGCAGGATTTTCTTGGTCAAGAAAGATTGTGGGCAGTGCTAAGGTTGAAAAGAATATGAGTATCCGAGCCTTACCTGACAACTATCGCCCTGCATCATCCGAAGATGTGCCGGCTGGACAGAATTGCGCGAACTGTTCTTATTACGGAAACGGATTCTGTGACTTTTGGGATGAGCCAGTATCAGAGACTTATTTCTGTGACGCTTGGGAAGGTGAAATGGGTAGCGAAGAAACGATGTCGCTACCTGACTTGATTGCTGGAATGAAAGTCTTACTTGATGCCATGCACGAAGTCTTGGAGCAGATGAGTCCTGAATCAGAAGAACCTGCAATGCCTGCCGAACCTGAAGAGGATGGTTGGAATCCTGAAATGAGAGAAGATGCTGACGGCTCAAAAATTGACTCACCAAACGAATAACATGACATCAAGTAATTTTGGTGATTACAATGTGGCTATGTCTACAAAGGTGGCGCGATGGAATTAGAAGCAAACGAGGTTGAAACTTTTGGATGGGTGTCAATCCCAACCGACGAGAAGCGCACTATCGCTTACTCCAACCTTGAATGCAGGACTAATGGAAACGGCACGACACTAACTGGTTACGCCGCTGTTTTTGATTCCCCTTCTGAACCAATGCCATTCACAGAATTTGTGCGCCGAGGTGCGTTTGCAAAAACTCTTAATGACGGTGCTGATGTTCGCTTGCTTGTAGACCATGAAGGAATCCCTCTTGCCCGTTCTAAGTCGGGAACTTTGTTCATGAAAGAAGATGAGCGCGGTTTGCTTATTGAGGCTGACCTTGACCCAAAGAACCCAGTCGCTGCTTCCGTAATTTCTGCAATGAAGCGCGGTGACTTGTCACAAATGTCTTTTGCTTTCCGCACAATCCAAGACTCCTGGAACTCTGACCGTTCCATTCGCGAGTTACGCGAAGTGCAGTTGTACGATGTTTCTGTAGTCACCTTCCCTGCTTATGAAGCAACCGTTGCGGAAGTGCGAAAAAAGAACTACAGTGCAGATGTTGAGCAAATTGGGCGAACCAAATTACGGTTAGCGGAAGTCAAACTGGCTCAACTAAAATACCGCTAGCCGAAGTAACAGCCGACCCTAGAACGGGACACTGTGTACTCCACTCGGAAACATAAACAATCAACAAACCATTGGAGTAATACCTCATGTCATACGCAAAAAAACTACAAGAAAAGCGTTCCGCATTGGTTGAAAAAGCAGAAGCAATCGTTGCTCTTGCCACAACCGAAGAACGCGACCTCACCGCCCAGGAAGATGCCGATATTGCATCTGCACTTTCCGAAGCAACACAGTTGGATGATTCAATCCAGCACCACGAACAACTAGAGGCTCGTTCCGCAGAAGCGGCTCAACTTCGTGAAGTTCGTGGCATCACCGAGAAGTCGGTAACTGTTATTAAGAGCGAACCACGCACTTACAGCCCACAAGCACCAACATCATTCATTAAAGATGCTTACTCAGCGCAGTTCAATAATGACTTCGCAGCACAAGGTCGTCTTGCACGACATATGCAAGAAGAGCAGATTGAGCGTCGTGATGTCACTTCAGCAGCATTCGCTGGCTTGATGGTTCCACAGTTCTTGACTGACCTAGCTGCACCTTTTGCCCGTGCAGGTCGCGTAACAGCAGACCTCGCCCGCAAGCATGAATTGCCAGCATCGGGTTTGACCATCTCAATCAGCAAAGTAACCACAGGGACAGCAGTCGCTGCTCAGACCGAAGGTGCTTCTGTTCAGGCAACTGACATGGATGACACCAAACTTGATTTGACTGTAAAGACATATGCAGGTATGCAAAATGTGTCTCGTCAGGCAATTGAGCGTGGAACAAACATTGACTCGTTGGTTATGTCAGACCTTGTGTCCTCGTACCACACGGTATTGAACACGGCAGTTGTTGCAGAACTTCTTGCATCAGCAGGTCAGACTGTCACTTACACTGACGCATCACCAACGGTTGCAGAGTTGTATCCGAAACTTGTTGATGCAATTCAGAAGGTTCAGACCACTTTCTTTGCTGGTCCGAACGTAATCATCATGCACCCACGCCGACTCGGAATGATTTTGGCAGCAGTTGATGGTCAGTCACGACCATTGGCAGTTCCAACTCCATCAAGTTCAGGTCAGCCTGCATACGCATATGGTTCGGGCGCTGTTCAGTACGGCAACTCTGGTTACAGCATCCTCGGATTGCCTGTTTACACAGACGCAACCGTAAGCGTTGTTCAAGGTAGTGGTACAGACCAAGACACCATCTACATCGGTAACTCGCAAGAGTTGCACCTGTGGGAACAGGGTTCGGGCGAGCCAATGATGCTCCGCTTTGAACAGCCGAAGGCAAGTGAACTTGAAGTCCAAATGATTGTGTACGGATATGCAGCATTCACTGCAAACCGTTATGCAAACGCATGGGCTCAAATCAACGGAACTGGATTAGTAACACCAACCTTCTAAGGCTGGCACTAATGCAGTAAGGTCATGGGGGTTGGTTGCAGTCCGCTATGCAATCAACCCCCACCTTTATTTGGAAGGAAGAATTATGACAAGTCCATACATTGAGGCACTTTTGGCAGAGCGTGCCGGCTATATCGCCCGAGGCAAAAAAGACAGAGTAAAAGCAGTTGATGAAGCACTGCGCGACATTGGCTTTGATAGCAAATACATGACTAAAGAAAAAGAAGTTGCATCAGTTGAAGTTGAGACTGAGAAAGCGGTTTCCCCTAGTGCGAAGCGCAAACGGATAACAGGAAATGGCGATAACTAACGGCTACTGCACACTTGCAGAGGTCAAATCAGCAGCGCGAATTTCTGATTCCACTGACGACACCCTTTTAGAGAACTGCATTGAAGCAGCGTCACGCCGTATTGACGGCTATGTAGGTAGATTCTTTTATCAGACGACTGCCACAATTAAGTTCTATTTGACCGACACTTCGGTTGTTACGCCGAACTCATATAACAGTTATGTTCTAAATGTCAGCGACCTTGTATCTATAACCACGCTAAAGACTGATGACCTAGGTGACGCGACTTTTTCTACAACTTGGTCTGCTACCGATTACCGCTTAGAGCCATTAAATGCGGTTGCTTTTTCTCGCCCATTCCGAAAAGTAATTGCAACTAACACAGGAAAATCTTTTCCAGTAATCACAGCACCACCGATGCCAGGCATACAGATTGCTGGAGTGTGGGGATGGCCTGCAATCCCTGATGACATTCGCGAAGCCTGCATCTTGATGTCACTCAGATTGTTCTCGCGATACAACTCTCCGCTTGGCGTACTCGGTTTTGGCGAAATGGGAACCGTGTCGGTTCGGGCAGTGGACCCCGATATTCGGGACATATTGAACTCTTACCGCCTAATAGGGCTCGCCTAGATGCCCGCTACGGCTTCGCAAGTCCTGTCGGGTATGAAGACCCGCCTTCAAACCGTGAGCGGTCTAAGGGCGTTTGACTATCAGCCTGATGCCTTAAATCCGCCAGTTGCATGGACCCAACTAAACGGTGTTACTTATCATGGCGCGTTTGGTTCGGGAGATGTGCAGTACGAAGCAACTGTATTCGTTGTGGTTGGTCGTGTATCCGAACGAGTCGCGCAATCAAACCTTGATGCCTACTTGTCTTATGACGGTGCATCGTCAATTAGAAACGCTATTGAAGGTGACACAACTTTGGGTGGTGTCGCTCAAACGCTTGTGGTTAATAGGTCATCCAGTATTAGAAGTTTGTCGGTCGGCGAAGCAGAATATTTAACCATTGAAATATCACTCACGGTGCATGGTTAGTAGTATCATGTCGTCTATGGCTCAATACAAAGTTATTTCAGGAATGCTTGAAGGCAAGAAAGTTGGAGACATTGTTTCCGATG